GTGCGCCCGAGAGTTTCAGACCAGCATCAGGGATTCGGTTCATAAGCTGCTGTGCGACCAGATCGAAAGCCTTGGACTGCTGGGGTTCTACGAGATCACCCAAGCAAGCATCAGGGGGCGCAACGGCACAGAATTCAGCTTTGTGGGCTTAAAGAATAATGTGTCAAACATTAAATCCTATGAAGGTGTAGACATTTGCTGGGTTGAGGAAGCCCAGACCACCAGCCGTTTATCGTGGAACATCCTGATTCCAACCATCCGCAAGGGCGGGTCAGAGATATGGATTTCATTCAATCCTGAGTTGGAAACAGACGAAACTTATCAGCGGTTTGTGGCAAATCCCCCAGAGGATTGCATCACCATGCGGGTGAATTGGTCAGATAACCCGTGGTTTCCCGAAACCCTGCGCTTGGAAAAAGACTCGCTAAAGCAAAGGGACGAAGAAGCCTACAACCAAGTTTGGGAAGGGCTATGCCGCCAGACTGTAGATGGGGCAATCTTTGCTAAGGAAATGCAACAGGCCGAGAAAGATGGGCGCATCACTAAAGTGCTCTATGACGCAACCAAACCCGTGCATGCTGTGTTTGATTTGGGCTGGTCGGATAGCACCGCCATATGGTTCTTGCAGTTTGTGGGCATGGAAACACGTCTGATTCGGTACATTGAGGATGCACAGAAAACCATCAGCTATTATTTGGCGACCATGCAAACCTACGGGTATGTATACGATACCGTTTGGTTACCCCATGACGCTGAAAACAAGACCTTGGCAGCGGCGGGGCGGTCAATTGATGACATTGTGAGGGCGGCAGGGTACAAGACCACCATTCTGCCCAGAGTGCCAATTCTGGACTCTATCAACGCCGCCAGGACGATATTCCCCACCTGTTACTTTGACCGTGAACATACCGCCGATGGGTTGGCTTGCTTGCGCCATTACAGGTACGAGGTTGACCCAGACACGGGGCAATTCAGCAGAAACCCGTTGCATGACCACTATTCCCACGGTGCAGACGCATTCCGCTACATTGCCTTAATGATCAAAGAACCACCCAAACGCAAGAAGCAAATGGTTGCCACAGCGGGTTCATGGATGGGCTAGACCGCCCTTAAATTCAATAGGATAATCGCCCAAAGGGGTTCATATGGCTTACCAAGACGAAGACAACGCAAAAGACAAGATTTCAGAGGCGATCAAGTTCTGGCGCTTGGTCAATGATTCGGACTCCACAAACCGAGCCGAGGCGCTAAACGACATTAAGTTTGCTGCTGGCGACCAATGGCCCGTTGAGATTCAGAACTCGCGCAATTTGGAAAGCCGCCCTTGTCTGACCATCAATAAGATTGATGCCTACATCCGACAGGTGACCAACCAGCAGCGCCAGCAACGCCCACGCATCAAGGTTCACCCTGTCAACAACCTTGCCGACTACAAGATTGCCCAGGTTATTGAAGGCATTACCCGTCACATCGAGGTCAATTCCAGCGCCGACACTGCTTACGACACCGCATTTGATTACGCTGTCAGGATGGGTTGGGGTTACTGGCGCATCAATTACAAGTATGTGCGGGAAGATTCATTCGATCAAGAAATCTACATCGATGCCGTTGAAAACCCTTTCACTGTTTACTTTGACCCTAACAGCGTAAGACCAGATGGGTCGGATGCCGAGCGATGCCTGATCACCACTGTGCTGGACAAAAAGATATTTCGGGAAATGTATCCAGGTGCAAACGATGGGGCCAACTTCCAGCAACGCAGCACAGGGGATGACACCTCTGCATGGGTGACCAAAGAGGATATTCGGATTGCCGAGTATTTTTACATTGAGCGTGAACGTGCCAAGCTGTATTTGCTGAGTGACGGCACAACGTCATTTGGGGACAGCGCCAACTTCTTTGCACGGGTTGAGGCCGCAGGGTTAACTGTGGTTGATGAACGGGACTCATTCCGCAAGGCCGTTAAATGGGTCAAGATGACCGCAATGGAGGTGCTTGAGGAAAAGACATGGGCGGGGAAATATATCCCTGTTGTGCCTTGCTATGGCGCACAAGTCATTGTGGATGACAAGCGCAAAAAATACGGGCTAGTGCGGTTTGCCAAAGACCCCCAGCGGATGTATAACTTCTGGCGCACCAGCATGACCGAGAGTGTGGCGCTTGCACCCAAGGCCAAATGGTTGCTGGCAGAGGGTCAAGACGAGGGCCATGAAAACGAATGGGCAATGGCTAACATTAAGTCCATGCCTGTGCTGAGATACAAGCAAAAGGACATTGAAGGCGTACCAGCGCCAGCACCCCAAAGACTGCAACCCGAGCCGCCACCCGCAGGGATTATGGAAGCGGCAGGGGCAATTTCTGCTGATTTGCAAATGGTGCTGGGCATCATGGACCCCAATCAATTGCCAAGTGGGAATATCTCAGGCAAGGCATTGCAGGGCCAACAGAATCAGGTTGATCTGTCTAACTTCCACTTTTACGACAATTTGACCCGTTCGATTGCTCAAACTGGGCGCATCATTCTTGACCTAATTCCCAAGATTTACGACACCCAGCGGGTAATGCGGATTATTGGGTCGGATGGTCAGCCCGACATGACCACGATCAACGAGGCCAACGAGATTGGCGAGGTTTTAAATGATGTGACTGTGGGCGAATACGATGTGGTGATGGACACAGGCCCAGGATTCCAGACCAAGCGCCAGCAAGCGGTGGAATCCATGATGCCTTTGCTGACAAGCAACGCTGAATTGTTCAATATTGCGGGAGATTTGGTATTTAGAAACATGGACTTCCCAGGCGCTGATGTAATTGCTGACCGCCTTGCCGCCATGAATCCGATGGCAAACATTGACGAGAAATCCGATATACCGCCAGAAGCCCAGATGCGTTTGGCACAGTCTGAGCAGATGATTCAGCAGCTACAACAGCAATTGCAAGCGGCAGGACTCGAGATCAACAACAGGGCGCAAGTGGCCCAGATCAGAGAAGAAGGCGCAACCAGACGCAAGCTGATGGATGTGACCGCACGGGCGCACAACACCGAAACAATGGCAGAGGTTCGGGTTAATGACCAGAATACCCGCAGCATTACCAGCCAGAATAAGACCGAAATTGATGCCCTGGTCAAAATCCTGCTGGCAAGAATGTCACCTGATCAGTTGATGGGCGAGATTGAGCGATTGAATGCCGAGCAATTCCAATATGCCAATATTGCCGCCCAGGATATTAGCCACCAACCCAATCCCTTTATTCAACAAATGCCGCAATAATTGACATCTACATGATTTCGGGTAATATCGCCCAAACCTTACCAGTTGGGTCAACTGGGTAAATTCTTAGGATAAAACCTATGTCTGAAGTGCAAGAAGCACCAAAAGTTGCCGCTAACGTGGTGACAAGTGAGAATTTAGCTGAGTTCAACGCCAAGAAGATGGGTTTAGCTGATAGAGCGCCTGTCGAGGCTGTGGTTGAGAAAACTCCCACAGAGCCGACAGAAACGCAAAGCCAGAGTGAACCGCTTGGGGAAGATGAAGCGACAGCGACAGAGGAAAGAAAACGCAATCCGAAGCTGGAATTGAGGTTTGAAAAGATAACCAAGCAACGCGAAGAAGCAAGGCAAGAAGCCAAGCGGGAACGGGAAGCGCGGGAATCTTTGGAGGCCAAAGTTAGGGAACTGGAGGGCAAGGTATCCCCGAAAGCGGAAACCCAGCCAACTGGTGAACCCAAGCCAGAGAATTTCTCCGATATGTATGAATACGCCAAGGCGTTGACAGATTATCGAGTTGAACAAAGGATGGGCGAGGAAAAGCAGAAGGAAGCACAGGCTAAACAACAAGCCGAACGGGAAAAGGTCATTAGTGCCTGGACTGATCGGGTTAAAGCTGCCAAGTCTGAAATGCCTGATTTTGACGATATGGTTGGGTCTGCTGACGTTGTTGTGAGCAACGAAGTGCGGGACGCAATCTTTGAATCAGATGTAGGCCCAAGAATTCTGTATCACCTTGCCGAGAATCCCGAGTTTGCAGAGAAACTCTCAGGCATGACGGTGGCATCGGCTTTGAGAAGCATTGGAAAGCTGGAAGCCCAGTATGAAAAGACTGAGCCAACATCTAAGACTGTCGTTGGGAAAAGTAAAGCGCCAGCGCCGATTAACCCAATCAGATCGGCGGCAAACGGCAGAGATGTGCCCCTTACCAGCGATGGTAAATTTGAAGGGTCATACCAAGCCTACAAAGCCGCACGAATGGCAGGGCGAATCCGCTAAATCAATCTTTTTTTAAGGAAATGAAATGAGCAACAATCTGCTTACCATCTCCATGATCACCAACGAAGCGTTGATGGTCTTGGAAAACGAATTGACCTTCTCCAGCGAGGTTGACCGCAACTATGACGATCAATTTGCCGTTAGCGGCGCAAAGATCGGTAACACCCTTAACGTTCGCCGTCCTGGTCGTTTCATCGGAACTACTGGCCCAGCATTGAACGTTGAGGACTTCAACGAGACTTCTGTGCCTGTCACTTTGACCACGCAGTTCCACGTTGATACTCAGTTCACCACGCAAGATTTGGCCTTGTCATTGGATATGTTCTCTGACCGAGTGCTGAAACCCGCTGTGGCTGCTGTTGCCAACAAGATCGACTTTGACGGTCTGACGATGGCAAAGAACAACACCGCCAACATCGTTGGTACGGCTGGCACTCCCCCCACCAGTTTGCTCACCTACTTGACCGCAGGTGCGTATCTGGACAGCGAGGGCGCACCCCGTGACGGTCGCCGTTCATGCATTGTTGAGCCTTTCACTGGCGCAACCATTGTTGACAGCTTGAAAGGTTTGTTTGTCCCATCCGATGTGATTGGCAAGCAATACCAAAAAGGCATGATGGGCCGTGACTCTGCTGGTATGAACTGGAAGATGGACCAAAACGTTGTGAACCAAACCTTTGGTTCTTACAGCGGTTTGACCCTCGCCACCAACACCACCAGCATCGGCATCAGCACGGGTTGGGCACAAACCAGTAGCGTCACCTTGGTGGCATCTTCTGCTTTGACGCTGAACCAAGGCGACACCATCCAGATCGCTGGTGTGTTTGCTGTCAACCCCCAAAACCGTTCTGCATACGGTTCGGGCAAGTTGCGTAGCTTTGTGGTGACCTCGACCACCGCTGTGGCTACTGGCGGCGGTACTGCCGTGACCGTTTCTCCTGCCATCATCACTGGTGGTCAGTTCCAGAACGTCACCATTACCACCACCAGCGCAACCGCAGTTGTGACCCCGTTCAACAACACAGGTACTGTGTCGCCCCAAAACATCGTGATGCACAAAAACGCATTCACCTTGGCTACGGCTGACTTGGAACTGCCTGATGGCGTTGTGTTTGCTGGTCGCGCAAGCGATAAGGAACTGGGCTTGTCAATGCGTGTCGTGCGTCAGTACACCATCAATAACGATTCGATTCCGACTCGCGTTGATGTGCTGTACGGCTGGGCGCCTTTGTACCCTGAGTTGGCTTGCCGCGTTGCAGCTTAACCATTAACTTTTGGAGAAAACATCATGGCAAATCCAGGCGCAGCTACCACTGTCACCAACCACCCCAGTAACTTGGCAACCAATCAGGCATTGCGCTTGATTGCCTCTGCCCAAGGCGTGAACATGAACGCTGTTGCTGACACTATCGCCCCCATCCTGGGGTCAGGTAATGTCAGCGTTCAGAGCATCATTGTTGCAAACGCCAGCACCAGCTTGACCACGGCACAACTTGCCGTGTACACAGGCCCAGGCGCTACTGGTACAGCAGTCAAATCAGCATATGCGTTGTCGGGTAATAACTCGACCACCGCAGTTGTTGTGACCGCGGCAACCTCAACCGCATCGATTACGGGCACACCCCTGTATATTCGTTGCACCACCGCCCAAGGCGCTGCCGCAACCGCAGATGTATTTATCTACGGTTACGACCTGTCGTTCCTGCCTTAAAACGGCATGAACTAAGTGAAAGGGCCGCCCTCAAAAGGGGTGGCTTTTTCTCTTTTGAAGCATATAATTTGATGAACTGAAAGGCCAAGCCATGTCCAATTACGCACAGATTTCTGCCACCGCAATGGTGAAGAATCAACCTGGAAAACTAAAAGGCATTTTTGTTAGCACCGTGACCAGCACCCCCACCGTGACTGTGTACGATGCCCAGACCCCTGGCACAGATGTGAAAATCATTGATACATTCACCATGACTGCGGCAACAAACATCAATTTTTATGATGGCATCAACTGTGAAAACGGCTTGTATGTCGTGATTTCTGGGACTGCAAGCATCACGGTTTATTTCGAGTAAGCCATGTCCACAGCGGTCACCCAGACCACTAATTTTGTCCCTGTGCAGGGCGTTTTTGCGCCCGAGCCTACCTTTGCCCTTCAGTATTTTGTTGGCCCTGCTGGAACGCCTTTTTATGGTCCAGAAAACGCCTCATTTACTAACATCAGCACGGTAACGGGCACGATTTCCACAACCCCAACTAGCGCCACAGACATTGCCAATAAGGGGTATGTGGATTCGGTGGCGCAGGGTTTGGATGTAAAAGCATCGTGCGTGTACTCAACCACCGCAAATATTACGCTGTCAGGCTTGGCAGTACAGGCGGGTGGAGATTGGGTTGCAACGCTGACCGCTGGGGATAGGATTCTGGTCAAAAACCAAGGTTCAAGCCAGTTCAACGGCATATATGTAGCGGCATCTGGTGCTTGGGCACGATCTGCCGACATGAATACATGGGCAGAAGTTCCATCGGCGTTCACCTTTATTGAATCTGGCACAACCTTGGCTGATACGGGCTGGGTGTGTACCTCAAACCAAGGCGGCACGATTGATGTGACCCCAATCACTTGGTCGCAGTTTTCTGGGGCTGGGTCTTACTTGGCTGGTACAGGACTGACCCTGACAGGAAACACATTCAGTATCACCAACACAGCGGTGACTGCGGCGGCATATGGGTCGGCCTCCCAAGTGGCGACTTTTACGGTCAATTCACAAGGCCAAATTACCTTGGCGGCAAACGCTAGCATTGCCATTGCTGCCTCTCAAATCACCAGCGGCACGATTGACAGCGCCAGATTGTCGGGCAGTTATTCGGGCATAACTGGTTTGGGAACGCTGGGCGACTTGACGGTAACCAACACCATCACAGGGTCGGTATCGGGCAGCGCTGGCACGGCTACAACGGCAACCAAGGCCACAAACATTGCGGGTGGTGCGGCTGGTTCATTGCCTTACCAAACAGCGGCAGATGTAACGGCATTTTTGGCGGCAGGGTCTAACGGTCAGGTTTTGACGTTGGCTAGTGGCGTTCCATCGTGGTCGGCTGCATCAACTGGCACAGTAACATCGGTTAGCGGTACAGGCACGGTCTCAGGCATTAGTTTGTCGGGCACTGTGACCACCACGGGCAATTTAACTTTGGGCGGCGCATTAGATTTGTCTGCGCCCCCTGCGATTGGCGGGACAACTGCCAACACGGTCAGAGGCACAACAATCACGGCAACCACTAAGTTTGTCGGGCCATTTTTTGAGGCTGCAACAAGTGCTGGCGGGGCTTTGCGTAATTCGGGCGGGACAAGTCAATTGTCTTGGGGCGCTGGTGGCGGTGACAATCTTTCATTGAGTGTTTCTACCAATATCAATGGTGCAAATGCACAGATTGACATTAGCCCAACGGGTACGGGTCATGTTCACATGAAGCCAACGGGTACAGGTGCAATTGAAATTGCCCCAACAAGCCTTGGCACGATTAACAATATGTCGATTGGTGCAACCACAGCATCAACGGGCAAATTCACAACTATTGATTTCAGCAGCACTTTGGCTGTGTCGGGTGCAATTGGTTCAGCGGGGCAAGTTTTAACCTCTAATGGCGCAAGCGCCCCCACATGGACAACCCCCGTTGCCTATGCCACGGTCACAGATGACACCACCACCAATGCGGTGCGTTACCCTTTGTTTGCCAACCAGACCACGGGAAACCTGACCACAAACTACGTCAGTTCCACAAAATACAACTTTAACCCAAGCACGGGATTACTGACCGCCACAGCGTTCAGCGGGTCAGGGGCAAGCCTGACAAGCCTCCCAGCGGGTCAGTTATCGGGCACAATTCCCAGCGGTGTATTGGGCAATTCAAGCCTGTACGTTGGCACAACCGCAATTGCACTCAATCGATCAAGCAGCGCCCAATCTCTGACAGGCGTGAATATTGATGGTTCGGCAGGGTCTGCAACGACAGCGGGAACCGCAACAAACGCAAACAATGTGGCAATAACTGATGACACCACCACAGCGGCAGAAATGTATTTATCCTGGGTGACTACAAGCACAGGAAATTTGCCAATCAAGGTATCATCCACTAAACTCAAATTTAATCCATCCACGGGCGTTTTAACCGCTACTGGCGGGGTCACAGGGGGCACATTCTGATGTGGAAAATCTTGGAAATCCAAGCCGATGGCGACCTGATCACAGGCGCACGGTATTTCTGCGCTAAAAATGGGGTAGAAACCGAGGGCTGGTGGAAATTTGCCGAGCCAAAACTGACCGTTCTATTTGCTGATGTGACAGAGGAAATGGTGACCAACTGGGTGACCGCCGACATTGGCGCACAGGTTGAGGCCCGATTAGATGAACAAGCTGCGGCAACCCAACGGGTCGTTGTCGCCCCCTGGTTGCCCCAGGTCTTTACACCGAGCATTTAGGAATCAATATGGCAGTATTTTTATCACCAATTGGCGGCGCTGGGTGGCAGTTCTTTAACAACGATGGCACGGTGTTATCAGGTGGATTGTTGTATACCTACACAGCAGGAACAACAACGCCGCAAGCCAGCTACACCACAAGCGCTGGAAACATAGCGCATTCAAATCCAATTGTTTTAAATTCTGCTGGGCGTGTGCCAACTGGAGAAATTTGGTTAATTGCCACTCCTTACAAGTTTTCAATTTTTACGGCAGCAAACACACTAATTGCAACTTACGACAATATTTCTGGCATTGGTGCGGCAGAGTTTCAAGTTCAAAATTTCACAGGCACAGGGTCACAAACCATATTCACATTAAGTTCCGCATCATTGGGTAAAAACTTTACCTTTGTGTACATCAATGGCGTGTATCAGCAGAAAAACACATATACCGTGTCGGGCACATCGTTGACGTTTTCACAAGCACCGCCTTTCACTTCATCCATTGAAGTCATGTTTAACTAAGGCAAAACATGGCACAAACTGGCTTTACCCCCATCCAACTGTATTCTTCAAGTACAGCAACCAATGTGCCGTTGGCGGCTAATCTTGCCACGGGCGAATTAGCGATCAACATTACCGATGGAAAGCTGTTTTACAAAGACAATGCGGCGGCGGTGCAAGTTATTGGGTGGAAGGTTGTCCCAGCTACGGCTGGCGGCACAGGGCAAACATCGTATGCGGTGGGTGATTTGCTTTATGCAGACACCACCACAACCCTTGCAAAACTGCCTGATGTAGCCACGGGTAATGCCCTTATTTCTGGTGGCGTTGGCGTTGCCCCGAGTTGGAGCAAAATTGGCCTTACAACCCATGTTTCTGGTGTTTTACCTGTGGCAAATGGCGGCACAAACGCATCAACCGCCAGCATCACGGCATTCAACAACATTACAGGTTATTCTGCTTCTGGTGCAACTGGCACAACCACCACAAATTTGGTTTTTAGCACCAGCCCCACGTTGACCACTCCAACTTTGTCTGGGGACGTTAATTTAAGCACAGGCAATATTACTCAAGGCACAGCAGCCAAAGGTGTCAACTTTACCGCCAACACCCCCGCAGCGGGAATGACAAGCCAGTTGCTGAACTGGTATGAGGAAGGTACTTTTACACCAACAATCAAAGGTGATGTGGCTGGTATTGGAACATATAGTCAACAAAAAGGTTTTTACACTAGAATAGGAAACAGAGTACTATTTAATATTTATGTTGCTTGGTCTGCACATACTGGAACTGGCAATATGTATATTGCTGGGCTTCCATTTGCGAGATCTTCTACAACTGGAAATTACAACGCTGTAACACTTGGTGAAATGCAATTAACTTTAGCAGTAAATAACGTTTTATGTATGGACATTTCACCAAATTTATCTGAAATAGCACTGCTTCAATATTCGATAGGTGGTGGAGCCGTATCACAAGTTGCTATAAATACATCCGGATATTTGATTGTCAGTGGCTCTTATCTAATTTAAGGAAATTAAATGTCTCTAACAAAAGTTTCTTACTCAATGATTAACGGCGCACCCGTTAATGTTATTGATTACGGGGTGGTTGGCAACGGTATTGTTGATGACACTGCTGCACTTCAATTGGCTGTCAATTCTGGAAATTCTAGGGTTTACATTAATAATCCGGTTTACATCAATGGCACTTTTTCATCTCCAGCCTCAGTTACTTTGGAGTTTGGTGATAGCGGTAATCTTATTCTTGGTGGAAGTGGAACCATAGACGTTTACGGCCCAGTGGTAGCTAACCAGAATCCATTTTCTTACACAAACAATTCTGCCGCAATTAAAGTGTGGCCCGTGACTATAAATGTTCCAGCAGACTATTCAACTGTTCAAAAAGCTGTTGACGCAGTGCCAACTTATTTATGGCAACGGTTTATGGTGAAGCTGGCAAATGGTACTTACAACGAAGATTTAAGAATTGAAAGCAAGTTTGGCGCTGATTTAATTGTAGGAAATCCAACTCCAAATGGAGGCCGACCAGTTTTGCAGATTACTGGTGCAAACGGTACGGCTCGGGATTCAGCGGTTAAATTAAAGTCTGTCACAGTAAACAATTGCCACGGCTCAACATATCACCCATCAATTGACGCAATGACAATCACGGGTACATCACCCTACGATTCAAGCAATTTAAATTCTGCCATTATATTTTTTGGGTCTACCTCTGGTGCGGTTAATGGGATTTCGTTTGAAGGTACAGGTGCATTTTTCTGTGTTACCTCATACGGCAGCGATATATCTGTTGATAATTGTAACTTTGGCACTGACATCAACAATAGTGCTTTAAATACAAAGCAAAACGGTAGGATTCTTTGCGCTCAGGATGCAGTTATTGTTCCAGGAACAACTAATAGCATAGGTCGTGTACTTGGGCCTGTTGTTACGTCCAGCGGCGGCGCTGTGACTGCCGCAAATCTGTCAAACGTTACCACACTTTCTTTTGATGAAGTTGAAACCACTGGGGTTCATTGCGGAACAATGTATGACTCATTAGGTGGCTATTTAGCTGGGCCAAGATTCTTTAACCAGTATCTGTCCAGTTGGCAGTCCTATTTTCCATCGCTTGCCGAGTTTGAAAGTTCATTTACCGCTGGAGCAGCGGCTACTTTTGTAAGCAACCAAGGGCTTAACCTTACAACTACCGCTGGAAATTTTGGCGCATTTTGGATACGGCGCAATTTTTCTATTGCCGAAAACCAAAACTTGCTTGAAGCGTCGCAAATGATTGCGGCGGTGTCAATTACGTCAATTACAGGCGATGGTGCATTTGAAATAGGCACTAAAGGATCGGCTTCGCAAGACGGTTATGGTATGAGACTAACAACCAATGGCCTTGTAGGTTTTTTTGCCAATGCTTCTGGCGGTGCAGAAATTGTCACTACTCCGTTTGCAACTTACGCACAGTGCGTTGGAAAATCGTTTGTTTTCTACATGGCGGTAAAACGAAATGGGAGTTGTATATTTAAAGCCGTAGATGCTTCTTACAACAAATACAAGGGCGCTCTCCCCCCCAACACCGTTACTGGAACGTCTTCGTATATGTTTTTTACTTCGGCGAATTCAACAGTAACTGGCACTGTTAATGTTACGTTAGCAGAAGCAAGAATTGCGCGGTTTTAATTTTTTACAGCTTAATTATTGGAGCAATGTAATGTTTGAAAAACAAACCGTTGTTGATCGTATTGAAGTGCTGGCAGATCAGACTGTTGCCGTGCGCTATGTAGTGACTGTTACTGAAGATGGGCAACCATTTTCCGAACAAATCAAAGGCAATTACATCAAGCCTGGAGACGATTACAGCGCTGAAGATGCTAAGGTTCAAGCCATTTGCGCTGCGGTGCATACGCCAGAAGCAATTGCGGCTTATCAAATTTCGCAACAAAGGATGAGTAATGTTGATTCAACTGCTCAAGTCTAAGACTGTTTTGTTTGCCTTGTTGCTGGCGGTTTTGTCAGTTGTTCAAGGCTTTCTATTTGCTTTACCATTGACCCCACTTCAACAGATGTATGTGGGAATCGGGATTTCGATTGTGGTGACTTTGCTCAGAATTGTGACCACACAACCCATTTCGGAAAAATAGCCATGACCCAGCCGATTGACATTATCACCCGAGCCATGAAGGACATTGGCGCTGTCGCCGCTGGTGAAGTGCCAACGGCAGACGAGGCGCAAGATGGTCTGGATATGCTTAACGACATGATCGCCCAATGGTCGAATGAAAACATGATGGTTTTCTATCGATCAGAGATCATTTTTCAAACCACGCAAAACCAAGTGCAGTACACCATTGGCCCAAGCGGCCAGATGGGGGCAACATTCACAGGGTCTATTGCTGGCACAACCTTGACCGTTCCAGCTAATGGCGTGACCGCTGGCGGCATCAACATCGGTATGACGCTATCAGGCACGGGCATCACAGCGGGAACAAGGATTGTGGGCTTCACAACGGGCGCTGG